TCATAGTGAAGCAGCTTTGCAGTCATTTCCCAGACGCTTCACAATGTCGTAAACACTGCGCTCACTCATATTGTACTGCTTGGCCAGACAGGCGACAACATAGCTTATCTTTTCACCTCGCTGCTTTGCCCTGCCGAAGTCCTCGAACATGGCAATATATTTATGATCCGACGGCTTTACGCCGGCTTTTTCCAGCTTTTCAATCACTCCACCGCACAATTTTAATGCTTCGTACACTGTCATTCAGCATTTTTTCGTAATTTTGCAACTCCTACGACATTCAACAGTAACACCCAAAGGGCGTCGAAGGCATTTTGCCCCCGGCTTTTGCCCTTTGGGTGTTTGTATTTGTATGTCGTAGGAAAACTGCAAATCAAGCCGGGGGCTTTTTCTATGCCCCAGCGCTTGGCTGTGTCGGTCAGAGCTTGGTTATCATCATATCGTTAAATTTAGCCTGATAGTTCAGGGTGTTTGTCCTCATGCGGACCGTCGCGCCATACATGGGCGCTGCTTCGCCGTATTCCTCGGCCATGAACTGGCAGAGCTCCACGATTTGCGACTTGTCGGAAGTGAAATAAATGTATTTCGTGCCCCGGAGCAGACGCAACACGCTGAGATAGTCGGTCAGCTTCCAATAGTTCTCATACATTCCGCACTCGGTCGTAAGATACGGCGGATCCAGCACGAACAACGCCCGGCTGTTGCCGCGCTCACGCTCGAACAGTTCCCGGTAGTCCATGTGAACTATTTCCAGCCCGTCCAGATAGCCGTCGCACTCATACGCGCCCGGTCTTACGCGGTTATACATAGTATGCTTGCGCAGCTCGTCCAGACTTGTAACCCATTTGCCGGAGAAAAGCACCGACCGCCCAATTGTCAGAATGTCCACCCAGCCGAGGCGGTTCTGCGCGTCGTTGACAATAGCCAGAACATCGGCACGCTCCCAATCTGTCAGCCGCTGGTTAGGCTCCAGCCCGGTTAAACGCTCTTTAATGGCCGCTAAAATGGCGTTTGTGTCCTCCACTGCCGCCAGGCGGCGGTCGTAATGGTCAAAGTCGTTATAAATCACCTTGCACCCCGGCAACACCCTTTTGGCCGTGTGCGACAGCAGCCCGGAGCCTCCGAAAAGGTCGACCACTGTGTCAATCTGTCCCTCCACCCGCTCCAGCACCTCGGCGAAGTCCCGGAGAAAATAGCGCTTTTGCCCCATGAACGGAAGCGGTGCGCATTTGTAGGTCCTACTCATTCAGCATAATTTCATTTTTTAAGTTTGGCGCGCTGGGGCGGCAGCAATTACCCCCCCCCTAAAAATTCGCGCGTAATTAGCAAGTTTCCTGCTCATTATTTTGTGGTGTTATCAATTATTATTAACTTTGCACCAAAGTTAGAACATCTTCAAAAGTCCGTTTGTAGCCCCGATATGCACCGTTTTACTCCTTTCCCGTTATTGAAAAGTGTTTGTTAGCTGAGGCGACGTTCAAGTCCCTGGATTGGGGACTTTCGACAAATGAAGCGTTTACCCTTTCAGGTTCATAGGGTATTTCAACCTTTGGGTCCCTTTGCTTGCTGTTCTTCTCCGCGTGGCGAAGATGCCACCGAACGATGTTGAACAGTCCGACAGTATCAAAATTTTTATTCTGTCCTGATGTGCGTACAATGTGTTTCGACCGCAGGGACTTAAAAGTGGAGTTCATCACCCCACTTTTTTTATGCCCTTATTTATCGATTGATTAGTCAAGCGAGAAAGTGCGGAGAAACGAATAAGTTGCCGTTTGAGGCCCTAACACTTTGGATTTATACTGGCTTATGCGGTATTTCATGCGCACTATCTCGCCGCCGCTGTCCTTGCCCCCCGTGGGCTTGAGCCTGGCTATCTGTACGCCGATAGGCGCATAAGCCTTGTGGCACGTTCCTTTGGTGTTCTTGGTCGTTTTCAGCACTATTTTTTTGCGGTTGCCCTGTATGCGGTAGAAGCCACCTGTACCCACATAGAAAAGCGACGCGCAGAGCGTCGGCAGCTCCTTGCCTATCAGGTTGGAGTCAGTCTTGGGGTCGGCCACGCCTATGCACTTGGGTACATACCATTTGCCGGGCTCGCCTTTGCTCAGGCGTATGCCCTTGAAATGCACATACTGGCTTTTCGGCTGTCTTTTCTGGCGCTTCCCTTTGTTCTTGGTGTATGACTTTGCACCGCCCGTCCGACGGTAGGAGCTGCGCTTTTTCTTGCGCAGCAGCACGATGTCGCAGTCTGCACCCAGCGCGCCGTGCCGCAGATACACGGTCGACCGAACGATTTTAACATCTAAGTGCATGGCTGTTTCAAGCTGCTGGCTCCACGCACCCCAGGCCGCGCCGTTCCATGTGCGCACGTAGTGGCAGTCGTCGCCCTGGATTATCTCCTGGCGTACTCTGGCGCTGCCTTGGGCTGTTACCACGACCGTATAATCGGCAGACCCGAAAAGCGACACGCTCCCGGTGCATGACAGCACACACGCCGTTTTAAGCCCGTCGAGCTGCTTCTGCGTAAGTCCTTGCACGGTCTTGGCGGTCAGCTTCTCGGCCAAAACATCTTTCAGGTAGGTTAAAACCGTCTGGGGCATGTTCTTTATCTGGCCTGCCAGCACGGCATTGGTCGGAAACGCTTCCAGCTGTCTGCCGTTCACGTTCACAAAACTGTTGATGTCGTAGCTCTCCGCGCCCTTGGCGGTAGTGAACTGTGCCACGCGCAGTGTCCGCGCTTCCTTGTAGGTTTCCGCGTCAGCCTTGATGTCCTCGGAGGTGGTCGTTATGGTCAGGTATCTGACCGAAATACCGAACACGGGGCGCGGCACTATTTCCACGACCTCGGTCTGCTTGTCGGTGTTCTCTATGACAGCCACACCGCCGACGGTGCCGTTGGGGGCTTTCAGTATGTAGTTGACACCTCCGACACCGGCCAGCAACTCCAGCAGTTTTATTTGATCCTGGATAAAGTCGAGTGTTTCGGTCGAAAGGGGGTATTTGCCGACGCCGCCCGTGGCGGTTCTGGTGTCGGTGTAGCTTGCTGTTTTCATTTTTTCCGCGTTATGGGGATTATCTCACTTGTAAACGGATTGCGGCCTATGACAATAGGGTTGCCCGTCTTGACATAGTGCGCCCGTTTTGTTATAAGTTTGTATTTATCCACCATCGCTTTAATCTCTGCGAGTTTTGCCCAGGCACGGGCAGGCACAAACACAATGAAGTCGTTTTGTGCCATATTCAGCATTTGCTCACTGTAAACGACAGGCACACCCGGACCCGGCTCGCCCACAGTTACGGGAATTTGTTCCCCGCTCTCGGTAACGGCATAGAGCCACTCGCCCTCCTGCTTCATGCTCCCTATCTTGAAGCCGTTGCCGAAATAATGGTTAAGCACGCCGCGCAAATAACACACTTGCCCGTTGTGGGTAAGCCTGAATATATGCCCGGCACGCGCGTTTGTAAACTCGCCATAGACGCGCTCCACTCCCACCGCCCCGGCACGCAGCAGCCCGAAAATCAACGGGCGCCGGAGCCAGGACGGCAGCAGCAGGACGATAAGACGCTTAAAATCTATTTCAAACATCATTCTATGGCATTATAGGGTTGATAGTCCACTGTGAGCGCGTCGATGCTGTAATAGCCGCTGAACGGGCGGTCGTAGCCCTCCACGGTCTGCCACTCGGCACCGTTGCGCGGCTTCACTTTTACGCTCTTGATGTCTGCCACCTCCACGCACGGCAAAGCCTGTAACGCAGCCATGAGGTCGCTCTTGCGGAACATGCCGTTAAACGGCAGGTTTTCGATTACCTGTTTTGTGGTCTCGCGCACGGGGTCTTTGCCGTTCTGGCTGCCGTTGCCGTTGGCGTCGATAATCAGTAGCGTGGGGTCGTAGTATATCAGCAGGGAAATGCGCATCTGGTCGGCCGGCTCATTACGGAGCTGCACCGACACGCCGGCGTCCTTAATCTCGTTCATGTAAGATGTCAGGCCCTCCAGCTGCCCGGCGGTAAGCGCCGCGGGGTTTCCGTCCACCTCTCGGGCGACCTTGATATAAACCACCGTGTTGCTCTCCGTCGCCACGGCATATTTTACGACCTTGGCGGCGGCGATGTCCTGTTCAGTCATGCCCTCCGTGTCGTAATAGTCGCAGTCCGTTACGAGCTTCTGCCCCTGCATATACGCCTTGGCCTTGCTCACATACCACCGCAGCGTGTGGGGCTCCAGCTGTTCAATCCGCGCGTCAACATCTGCACGGTGCAGGTCGAACAGTTTCTCAAGCGCCCAGACCGCAACGGCGAAAACATAAAAGATTATGTTCTCCAGACTGGCCATGCTGAAACAGTCGGCAAAGCTCTTTGAGCCGTCAAGCCCATAACGGGACTTGACCGCCTCCATTTTCATGAACTCGGCGGTCATGTCCTTTTTGATTTCCTCAACAGTCCGGGCCATATCCGTGCGGTTTAGTTACGGGCCAGCAATTCGTCCACCTGTGCCTTGCAGCTGCTCCGCACCTGCGCGAATTGCTCCAGCTCGGCGGCGTGTTCCGGCGTGTCCGTGCCGTTGGCCAGCACGGCGATCTGGGCGTCCATGTCGTAATGCGTCCCGATTAGTCCGGCCACGAATTTGTCGCGGCGGTTCTCGGCCGTTACGCCTGTCGCCTCAATCATGGTGCCACCGTCGGGCATGTCGCCCGAATAGCTGAATCCGGGCGTGCTCTCGCCCGTTTCCTCGTTGGCTATTTCGGCCGGCTGCTCGTTCAGATAGAGCAGCACGTGGCCGTTGTCGAAGATTTCAAACTTTTTGCGCTCTGTGTAGCTTGCTGTCTGCTTCATTGTTTTTTTGTTTTAGTCGTCGGGGTCCACGAGTTTATAAAAACATCGCTTTCCGTCGCCGATCGGTTGTTTGATTAGTTTGGCCCTGAGCGGTTCCGTTATCTCCACGCCCTCCAGCTGGCGGATCAGCGCCTGGCTGCCGGTGAAGGTGATATGCTCCACCCAGTCAGTTACCGGCTGCCCCGAGTCGTCGATTACCGGGCGGCTCTGCCCGTCCGGACCCGTTTCCGTCAGCGGCTCCTCTATTGAGTATTGCAGCGTCAGGCACGGTTCCGAATTGTGCTTCGACGGGGCCAGTTTGTAGCCCGTCAGGTGGATTTCCCGGTTCAGGATTGCATCGACATGGTACTTGGTACCCGTCAGGTTGCCCGATGTCTTGGGCACAAGATCACTAAATTTTTTCATATTGAGAACTTTGAATAAGTGTTTACTGTCGCAGTGTAGCATGAAGCCCGCCCGGCTCGCCGTCAGCAGCATTACTTCAGCCTCCGGCACCCCGGCTTTCCTCAGCTTCGCCAGCTCTCTGCATAGTCCCTGCTTGTTTTTCTTGCGTGCCAGGCAGTGAGTGTGAAACGTAACGTAACCCACAAAGTCAATGCCCCGGCTTTCCACCGGGAAAACCTGGTAATTGCCTTTAAGGTCCACATGCCGCTCCTCGTTCAGCCAGTCGTTGATAAGCACCAGCCAGCCGTGCAGCGTCGGTTTGTCCCCGGCAAGCAGCACCATGTCGTCGGCGTAGCGGTAATAATACCGCACCCCGGCCACCTCTTTGAGCAGGTGGTCGAGTTCCGACAGGTAGAGATTAGCGAAGTATTGGGAAATATAATTGCCGATTGGCACCCCCGGCGCGCTGTCGATTATGCCGTCAAGCAGCCAGAGCACCTCCGGGTCCTTGATTTTACGACGCACCACGGCTTTCATCTTGTCGTGGTCTATGCTCGGGTAAAACTTGCGCACGTCCAGCTTCAGGCAGTACGCCGTCCCCTCCGGGTCGTTCCTCAGGTCCTCGCGCAGCTTCCGCAGCAGTGAGTGCATGCCGCGCCCCTTTATGCAGGCATGCGTGTCGGCGGTAAACTGTGGCGTCCATATAGGTTCAAGCACCTGCATGATCGCCCAGTGTACCACTCGGTCACGGAATGGCAGTTTATAGATTTCACGGCGTTTGCCCTCGTATTTTATAAAAACATCATAGGGGCTGGTCTTGTACCGTTTTTCTGTCAGTTCCCGGTGCAGCTGCGCCAGGTTCTCCTCCAGATTGGTGAAAAATGCCGTTACCTCATCGCGCTTGCGCTTGCCGCTGGCGGCGTTGTGCGCCGCCTCCCGCAAGTTGTCTATGTCGCAAATGCGCGCATACAAATTGCCATATCTTTTCATTTCGGGTCATCGGGTCTGTCTTTGGGTTTTGGGTCTGCAATGCTCGCTTCGGAAGCTGTCGAAGCCGCCACATTCGGCGGCCCTACCGGCACCCTCTGCATCGGTTGTTATCTTCTGCCATGCGGCACGGTCCGGCCCCTCTGTCGCGTTTGTTTTTGTTCGAGCCTGTATAGGGGCGACGAGTAGTTCGCATTCGCATTCGTAGCCGTGTTGTTCGCATTCGCATTGAACGCGCCCGCATTCGTGCCATTGTTCGCGTGACCGCCAGCAGCACGGACCCGGAGGCTCCCTACTGCCGGGGTCGCAACCGGTCAAACCGTCGTTTGACACTGCAAATTTAACAATTTTTTTTGCAGACGGCCACGCCCGGAACTGATTATCCCGATTTTCCAAAAATTTTCGCCCGCCTGCGGCGGGGTTGGGATTGCTCCCGCACACCCCGCCGCAACTGCGTTTCTCTGTTCTCTCTATTCCAAAATTTCAATGAACTTCTGCGCGCTCCCCGGCTCTCCGGCTCCCGCGCCCTGCTGTCCTTTCACTCCGGCTCCCGGTCCGGTCGTTTTCGTTTTGCGCTTCGCGCCGTTCACGCTTCAATCGTGGGGTCGTCCACGAAAACGCAGAGGGGCGACGAGCAGTGCGCAGACGCATGCGTAGCCGCGTGGTACGCAGACGCATAGAACGCGCCCGCAGTCGCGCCATGGTACGCGCGACCGCCAGCAGCACGGACCCGGAGGCCTGTCTGCGTCGCTCCGTTGGTCCAGAAATAGTCGGCGTAATAGGTACTTGTGCTGCCGCCTACCGCCGTAGGCATCATACACAGCCCCTTGGTGCTCACGCGCTTTATGTACCCCTCGGCCTGGGGACACTCCGCCACTTTCAGCAGACCCTCCACACTGTTGGGGTTGAAGTCCGCATACATCGACGGCGCCACATACACCTCGGTCTTTACCCCCGCTTCCTGGCTCACGGTCAGCCCGCGTGTCCAGCGCCACAGGTGCCCGTAGCCCGCATGTACCAGACCAAAGAACACCGGCACCTGGAATGTCTTGTACGGTGCCGCCTGGTCCTCGGCCGCCTCGCTTGCCGGCAGCCCGTATTCAACCAGCCCCGTGCCATCGCCCATTTCCAGGCCCACGCTCGTAGGGATCACGGGATAATAAGCGTTATAACCGTCCCAGTCCGGCATGTCGGTTACACCTGTGCCGAAGCCGCCCTGATACAGCCCGTCGGCGTCCTTTTCGGCGTTATAGGGCGCCTGGCTGTTGCGCGTGCCCATGATTACGGCAAACAGGATTTGCACCGCTGCCTGTGCCACAAACCAGTTGGCCTCCCAGCCCTCGCCCCGCTTCCGCGCGTTGGTGCCGAATGCCGTTGTGCTCAGGTTCGTGGCCGCCATGCCCAGCATCGTAACCTGGGGAGCGTCCGCGCCTGGGTGTTTGGCTTTGTTCGCCACATTCAGAGCCGCCCCGGCGCCGCCGCGATAGCGCTCCGCCTCGCTGATTACCGAGCACAGCTTCTGTTCCGTGCGGTCCATTACCGCCGCGCCCAGCCAGCTTGTGCCGCCGACGGGTATCTTCACGCTCTTGTACCCCTCCAGCGGTTTCAGGGTGATCGCCCAGTATGTGCGCGCCGCCGTTACTATCTCGGTGAAATACCACGCGCGGCTCCAGCACCACATGCACTGTCCCATGCTGCCGTCAAGTGCCGCCGGGCTTCCGTCCGCAAACCGCGTGCTGTCCTTGGGGTCCAGCTTGTGCAGCTCCCGGTCGTCTGTTACCAGGTAGCGGCCCAGTCCCAGTGTTTCCGGCAGTCGCTTCAAAAAGTCAAGCGACCCAAACCAGCCGCCGGCCGTCGGCGTAGCCTGGTCGTTGGCCCACCAGCGGCCCGCTATCGGGTTGCCTGCTTCCGCAACGGCGCGCTCAAGCTCCATGCTCCGCGTCTCGCCGCTCGCGTCCATTACCTCTATGCGCATGGCTCCCGGCTCACCCTCGGCGGGGTCAAGCTCGTTTATGCGCTTGCCGTTCTCAAAGGCCGCAAGCAGTTCGCGCACCTTTGCTTCTTCCTGTTCGTTAAATGCCATTTTAATGACTGTTTAAGGGTTGTTTATTTATTCAGTTTAATACTCGTTGCTGTATATCTCATAATCTTCATCACTAACCGCGCTTATGCTCACGGCTTGATAGTTCGCTTCGGTCATTTGCGTGGCCGCATAGCTCTTTATCACGATTTTGGTAATGTCGAATATTGCCAGGAACTCACTGTGCACCTCGATTGCCGTTTTGGTGTCAAGCAGCTGCCGGAGTGTCCGCAGTTCGTCCCCGGGGTATTCGTCTGCGATCACGCCGTCGCGCACCGCCTGAACGCCCACAACCAGGTTGACCGCCCAGTCCCCGGAGTTGATGTATTCCTTGACAGTGCCGTCCCGCCCCACAAGCGCCGTGCTCACTATCCGGTTCTCCCGGCTTACCGCCGCCACCGCGTCGGGCAGCTCCACCTCCAGCGTCCCACTCTCGGTCTGCGCCCGCAGCTTCACCGGGCACAGAACATAACGGCCCTCCCACCACGCGCGGTCTGTTATCGGCACGCCCCGGTCCTGCGCCTTGATTGCTTCGCCGCGACCCTCCCAGCTCGGTGCCTCGCCCTGGCGTCCCTCGCCGAAGCGCACAAGCCGCTTCGACATATAGTTCGCCCAGCTTATCGCTGCCAGGTCTATGCTGAACGGCATTTTTATGCCGCCTAAGCTCGGTTGTGGAATTATGCTCATGAGGTTGCCAGTTGGGTATCGTTGAGCGCACCCGTCAGGGTTTCAAGTATTACCGCTTTGACCTGCTCGGCACTTTCGCCGACAGTCGCGCTGTGTATCTCGAAACGCTCAACCAATTTTTCAATGTTGATTGTGATATTTTTGATTTTGCCGCCGCTGTCGCTTCCACTGCCGGCACCTGTTCCGGACGCGCCGGAAAGGCTGCCGCCGGTAGGATCTACCGTCGGGACTGTAACCTCCGGCACTGCGGCGGCTGTTGTGTTGGCTGCCGGCTTTTTGCCTTTTGACTTGGCTTTGTCGGCGGCTTCTTTTTTCGCGGCTTCGCTCATTTCGGCCTCGTAGGCTTCATTAAACGCCTGCCCGATTTGCTTGCCGTAGTCGCTGAATCCGGCTTTCAGTTTTTGCAGGGCTGCCGATATGCCGCCGGCGTCCAGACTGAACGCCGCTTTAATCAGGTCGCCCAATGCTCCGAACACCTGCTTTGCCATGTCGCCTATGCCCGTAAAACAAGCCTTGAACGCCGCCCATGTGCCTTTGAGAACGGCACGGAATTTTGCCGAAGTGTTCCAGAAATATGCGCCTATGGCTATAAGGGCGGCAATGGCAGCAGCCACCCAGCCAATTATCGGGATATTCATGATCGCAACACCTACGGCCCGGCACGCGGCGGTCGCGGTGGTGGCGAACACGCCGAATGATGTTGAAGCAATGCCGGAGAACGTGGCGGAAGCGGTGCCTCCGGTTATAAATGACAGTACCAGCGCGCCCAGACCTTTGAGAGCGTTAAAAATGCCGACGGTGGCAAACCTTACCAGGCCGATAGTCGCACGCCCTATATTGCCGATAAAGCCCAGCGATATCATGTTGCTTGTGGATAGGGTGCCGTTCATCAGCGCGACACTCACGGCGGCAGACCTTACCCAGCCGACAATGCCCGCCCACATGCCGGACCAGTTAAGCCCCTTGATTAAGAGCATGCCTTTCCACACGGCCGTAATAAGTGGCGCGAGCTGTGCCAGCGGCACCAGTGCCGAAGTCAGCACGCCGCACCAAAGGGAAAAATCGCCGGTCGCCTGGAATATGGAAATTTTCAGATCCTCAAACTGCTGGTTCACCCGTGCCTGCCGCTCGGCGTAACTGTCCATGACAATAGCGGCCTGTTCGGTCGCGCTGTTGGTGCCTGTAACGGCGTCCGTAAAGCCTTGTAATGCGTCGGTGCCCTGGATAAGCGCACGGGCGGCGTTGGCGTTTTCAACACCAAAGAATTTCGACAGCAGCGCGGAGTCGTTAAGCATCGGTTTCAGCATTTCGAGGCGCTCTTTAAGGCTCTTGGAGTTGTCGCCCAGGGCTACAACATCAATGCCGGCCTTTTCCAGTTCCTCGCGCGCCTGCTTCTCAACGAAGCGGCCTTTGCTGAGCTGACCCAGAACGTTGCGCAGTGCTACGCCTCCCTCGCTGGCCTTTTTGCCTGCTTTGTCAAGTACCTGGATAGCGGCGTTGGTTTCCTCGAAGCTGACATTTGCAGCCTTGGCGGCCATACCGCACTGCTGGAGTGCGGCGCTTATCGCCGGAAGTTCTGCGGAGCCTGCCTGTCCGGCCGCCGCCATTACGTTCATCATGCGCGCCATTTCCCCGGCTGCCGCTGTCGGGTCCTCCATGCTCACCCCGTACTGGTTCATCGCCGTGGTAAGCACCTGAGCCGCTGCCACGCCGTCCCCGCCCATCAGCTTGCTGGTCGTCTGTATGCAGTCGCCCATCTCCCTGAGCGCGTCCGGATATTTACCCAGTTCCGGCGTGAGCTGTGAGAGCAGCAGCTTGTAACCCTCGACGGCCACGCTGGCGTCGGTGCCGAACGCTTTGGCGCTCTGCCGTGCGAATGTCTCAATCTGTTTCAGCCCGTCGCCCGTAACACCGGCCACCGCGCTGAGGTCGTGCATCTGGCTGTCCAGCTTTATGCCGGCGCTGCTCAGCTGGCTAACCCCGTCGGCGACATTCTGAAAAACATCTTTCAGATATGAGAACGTGGCAAGCGCACTCGTCAGACTCATGGTCCGGCTCTGCGCAACCTCAGCCTGGGCGGAAAAGTTGCCCGCTGCGGCACTCATGCCGCTTATCTGGGCTGTGAAATTGCCGCCTATGTT